GTAATGATTGAGACAAAGGGTGGTGGTTATACACCTGCTTTGATCACAATGAAATCAACTCAATTAAACGTCAGTAAAAAATGGAATTCTATGATGAAAACCATACAAATTGCTGATGGCAAGGGTGGATTTGCTATCCCTCCTATGCATGGGGTTGTGTATAATCTAGCATCTACACTACAAAAGAACGACAAAGGTTCTTGGTATGGCTGGGTTGTAACACAGGACAGAATTTTAGAACAGAAAGATAAAGCTTTGTATTTAAGTGCAAAAGACTTTTCTGGGAATGTATCTAAAGGGACCGTTCAAACAAAAGCTGATGTAGAAGAGAAGGTATCGGACTCAACTCCGTACTAAATAATGAAGGGGCCCATTGGTCTTGGATGCTATGCGCGACACGCGTTAGGAATAATTCTGGGTGAGACCTACCAGAAGCCCCTTTACAAAGAATTAAGAAATGATAATGAACAAGTTTAAATCAATATTTTTAGGATTAGAAATCGCTTATGGACAATATCAACCCGGTGAGCGAGGCAGCAACGGAAAGCAACAAGGAAAAGCTTTTATTGTTCGTCAAAACGTCACCGATGAACTCTGGACAAATCATCTCGAAGGAAAGGGACCTGCCTTGGGCATCATCCCCATTACGGAGAACAATGATTGTAGGTGGGGGTGTATTGATATTGACGAATATAACTTTGATCATACTAGCCTCGTTAAAAGTATTCGGGATCATAAGCTCCCTCTAATAGTCTGCCGTAGTAAATCTGGCGGAGCACATGTATTTTTATTTACACAAGAAAATATTCCTGCATCATTGATGCAATCAAAATTAAAAGAGATGTCAGTCATACTTGGGTATGAAGGATCAGAAATATTTCCAAAACAAACAGAAATTTTAGTGGATCGTGGGGACACTGGAAACTTTTTAAATTTACCCTACTACAATGAGATGAAAGGACTACGTTATGCTATCAATGATAATGGCGCCGGTTGTTCACTTGAAGAATTTTATCAGCTCTATGATAAATTTGTTTGTACCAAAGAGACAGTCGAAGCAATCAAAACCGAAAAGAAAAAAATAGAAGAAGCATTTCCTGGAGGTCCACCTTGTTTAAATAAACTTGCAACAACAGGTTTTGGTGAGGGCTCTAGGAACAATGCATTATTTAATATAGCAGTATACTATAAACAATCATCACCAGATAGTTGGGAAGATGAAATTGTAAAAGCAAATATGAAATTTATGGAACCACCATTAAGTAATAGTGAGGTTCAACAACTAATTAAATCAGTAAACAGAAAAGGTTATGACAAGTATAGATGTAAAGATGCACCTATCAATGCAGTATGTCAGTCTGGTTTATGTAGAACAAAAAGATTTGGTGTAGGATTTGGTGAGGAAGAAATGCCTGTACTTGGTAGTCTCACAAAATATGCATCAACACCACCACAATGGTTTTTAGATGTGGATAAAAAAAGAATAGAATTAAAATCAGAACAACTTTACAGTCCAAATTTATTTGCGTTAGCGTGTTTAGATCAAGCAAACCTGGTAGTACCAATACCAAAACCAAAAGATTGGAAACAACATTTTTTAAAACCTATGATGCAGGGACTACAAGAAGTAGAACCATTAGAGTCTTTAAATCCAATGAATGAACTTACAGGACTCTTGCAAGATTGGACAACCAATAGACAATCAGCAAGAACAATGGACGATGTATTTAACAAACTACCATACACAGATGAGAAAAGAGAATACACATATTTTAGAATGGAGGACTTTTATAATTTTTGTAAACGAAATCATTGGGAGAAAGATAAAAATCAAACAGGTAATTTAATTAAAAGATTAAATGAATTTGTAGGAGAGGAAAGAGTAAGAATAAAGAAACAACAACCAAGATTAATTAAGATTAAAACAATGAAACAAACTGAAGTATCTGTTTCTAAAGTTCTATATCAAGAAGAGAATTTTTAATGAGAGATGATTTAATGGTACAGCAACAGGTGATCAACGCATGGCAACACATGGTTGGTGTCATCTGTCTCAATCAGACCGGACGCAAGAAGGTCAAGAAATTATTACCATCATTCTTCGAGAGATTTCCAACAGCACAGGATCTATTAGAATCCGATAAGGAGACCATAGCATCTATGCTGGAAGGTCTAGGCATGAAGAACGTAAGGGCCCACAGGATATGGAGGATGTCTGAGGAGTATCTTACCTGGAATGGTGAGGACGCTACAGAATTATTTGGTATAGGTAAGTATGGTAGTGATAGCTACGAGATATTCTACAAGAATAGGATACCAGATAACGTGCAGGACAAAGAATTAAAAAGATACATAAGAGAGGAGTTGGGTGAAATTTGATAGGGATGTGGGACCTAATTGGCATTTGAGATTTAGGTTGAAGATAGAAGAATTACAAGAACGAGTCGACTATCTGAATATGAAAAACAGATTATTAAGAAATAAATTAAAAAAATATGAAAACAATAATACTAGGACCACCAGGAACCGGGAAGACAACGACACTATTAAATCTAGTCGATCAGTTCATACAGGACGGCGTTAGACCAAAACAGATAGGTTACT